CGCGTGAGCTGACCGGCGCGGGTTTCCGGGTCCGGCACGTAGCGCGTGAACGGCTTGCGCGCGCCCTCGGTAAGCTCCAGCAGCTTGGCGCGATCAGCGGCCTGCTCGGGACTGGGAGCAAAGCCGGGTATCTTCTCGACCAGCCCACCAACAAAGCCGGTCGCCTGCGCAGGAAATGTCAGCGCGCTTTCTGCAGCTCCAACGACCGCTGAGGGGATTTGCTTGGCGACATCTAACACCTGTCGCCCAACCTCCTTGCCAGCCGGCGACGGCGCACCGATGTGGCCAAAAGGGTCTTCCTCCGTTTGGCCGATGTGGGCAAACGGATCGTCTTCTACCTTCCTTGCTGCCATGACCTATTGTCCCAGCAGACGCCGCGCGTCGACGCCTTCCGGCAGGCGCTGCTGCAAAATCCTGACGGCTTCGTCATACCCTTTCGGATCGCGCGCCAGCGCCTTCTTTGCCTTGTCGACGAGGCTGTTTATTTCCCTGTCATTCTTGGCGCGCAGCACCGGAGCTTCGTCGGCTTCCAGCTTGCCGAATTGCGACTGGAAACCCTTAAGTAAGTCGTCACCGCCACGACCCTTGCCCTGCTCGGTGACGACGAAGCGCAAAGCGCGCTCGAGCCCGTCGAGCTTTTGTACTCTGGTCTGCCTATCGTCGGTGAGGCTCCACTGATAGCGCCGCTGATATCTCGCAGCTTCACTCTCGGGCATGCCCGCGCCGGTCAGGCCGCGCAGCAAGGCATCCGCGCCTTCATCGATGGCATTGATCAGCTCACCTTGACGACCGCGCCGTAGCAAAGCGTTCGGTGTGCCCTCGCCGAAGTCCAGCTCACCGGCCCGCATGCGTTCCTTGATTTGCGGAATAAGCTCGATGAAGCCCTTTGCTAGACCCATGCGGCCTTGGGTTTCGCTCGACGGTGGCGAGCTGCGCTTCTGGTATTCCGTCATGTTGTAGTCGGGCCGGTAAATCTTAGCCGCCGCAATTGCCTCCTCGCGATCGCGCCCTGTCAGCGTGTTGGGGTCAATCTCGTACTCGGCCAAGCCCTTGACGATCGTGCGCGCGGCAGGAGGCAGTCGTTGCAGGATGGCCTCGTTGCGCCCTGGCGCGGCCGGCGGTGCGATAACCGGGGCGGCGGGCGCTGCCGTAGCCGGGGCTTGCGGTGGCGGCATGGGCGGCCCTGCTACGCGGTAGGGCGGGGCATTCTCGGGATCGTTGGGATCGAACGCGGCGAGGTTCGGGCCGCCGGGAATGGCCGACTGCGGCGCGATGACCGGCGGCGGCGGATCGGGTGGTAAGGGGAACGGACGATAGCTCGGGTCGCCCTCGCGAGGGATGCTGTAAACCCCGCCGGGGTTCATCAAGGTAGGTGGCACCACTTGCCGGGTCGGCTCGTCAGCCTTTCTAATCGCCAGATCGAGTTGCTTCTGCTGGATGGTGCGACCTTCGCGCGCAACATCGAGCGCCTCCTGGCGATATGCCGACGCTTCCTTCGCGCGAGCTGCAGCTTCCGCCAGCGTCAGATACTTTGTCGCATCACGCCCTGACAGCGCGATCAGAGTGGCGGCCTTGTTGGTATCGAGAACGCCGGTCTTTGGATCGATCGCGCCCTGCAGCAGCTCGCCCATCGCGTTGCGCTCGCGGTACTGCCCGATCGCATCGCCGAGGCTAGCGATGTTGGAGAACGTGCCCTCGGGCGCACGCGCGCCGGATGGCAGCGCCGGGGTGATCTCCAGCGGCTGAATGCGGGGAAACGGATTGATGGCCATGGTCTATGCCCCTGGTCTGGGTGCAAACGCCTTGCCGGCTGCACCGACGCCCGCGCCGAGCAGACCCCACAGGTTGGAGGCGTCGGTCTGGCCAGCTGCCGCCACATCCCGGTTGGCCTGGGCGTTGCCCGCCGTCACGTCCTTGAGCGACTGCGCCTGTCCCGCCGTGGCGTTGCCAAACACGTTGGTGAGATCGGAGCCGAAACCGCTCTCCAGAGCAGCCCGCTGCGTGGCGTTCTGGCCATAGGCACCGGCAAGACCGCCGTAGCCCTGGGTGTAGATATCGGCGAGCGTCTTGTTGGCCCCGGCAATGCCGCTGGCCGCGCCTGCTGTCGCTTGCAGCTGCGGATTGATGAAGCCCGCAAGCCGGTCGAGATATTGCGTGCCGTAATCCTGGGCGGTTGCGCCGCGCGCCGCATTGGTAATTGCCAGCGCCGTGCTACCGCCGCCGACATTACCCGTGCGCGAGGCGGCGTTGGTGCCCGCTCTCGTCGCCTCGTTGATCTGATACTGCACCCCCGGCGACGCCATGTAGGTTGATTGTGCGCGCTGCGCTGCCCCTGGACCGTTGAGGCCGAGCGCATCCATGTAGCGGTTAACCCCTCTCCCATAGTTTTCACCGAGCGCGCTCAACGGTGCGTAGGCAGCGACGCTGGCCCTGCCGGCATCTGCCGCGCCCGCCAACCCTTGCCGCAATAAATCAGTGCTGGTGCTCAAGCCCTCGCCGAGCGCGCCAAGTGCTGCACCCTTCGCGCCAGTCAGCGCGCCGGTCGCGTCGGTTCTGTAGCCACCATAGAGGTTGCTGGTGTCGATGCCGTACTGCTGATAGAGCGCAGCATTCTTGGCCGCAGCTTGTTCGGCTTCGTCGGAGCCGCTCCATGCATCGAATAATGCCATCACGTCACCCTGATCTTGACGATGCTACCGGTGCGGTAGAACCCGTTGAGCGCAATGCCGCCTGCAGCGGCTGCGGTGTCGTCGGCGAAGTTTTTCAATGGTTGCCCGCCCGCCAGACTGGCGAAGAAGTCGTACCAGTACGGATTGATGACCCCGGTATTGATATCGACCAGCGCAACGCTGGGCAGGGGGATGCGATTAATCTGTGTCGCCATCAGCCGATGTCCGACACCTTCGGGCTTTGGTTTTGATACGCCGCCATGAACCCGACATAGACCGGGTCGGCAATGACCAGACGCCAGCGCCGCGCATTCCAGCTCGATCGCCCGGTGCAAGCGATCAGCGAGACGAGCTGCCGCGTTTGCGCCTGCCGACCGAGCTTGCGATGGATCGGCGCGTAGTAGGTTTGCCCGCCGTCATCGCTCCAACTGATCTCCACGGTGGGGTCCGTCTCGATCGGATCGAACGCGGTCAAGCCGGTGAGTATGCCGCCGCCGCCATATGGGTTCTGAAACCTGCTGCCGTTGAGCTCGATCGTGGTGCCGTCGATCACATCAATCGCCCAGGTGCCGTTGGCCTCGGTCGTCCCCGCCACACCGGACACAGTGACGGCATCGCCGTCGTTCAGGAACTGTGTATGCGGCACGGTAAGGCGGATGCGGTTCGCTGTGGCGGGTGGAGGTGTGGGCCATGGAAACGACGTGCCAGCCACCGCGCCCGTGATGCTGATCGCATGCGAGCCGGTCGCCATGCCGACGCCGGTCACGAACTCGCAATCGAAGCGGCCGACGCGCGCGCCCACCGGAAAATTCTCAACCGCGCCGCTGTCGAGCTGCCAGCGGAACGGTGGATTGATCGTGTCGGTGACAACCCCGGTGTTGGCAATATAGGTGCCAGCAAACACCGTGCCGATCAGATCGAGATGCGTGTCGTCGACAACGAATGTCTTGAACACGCCATTGGCAGCTGTAACGCCACCAACGCCGCCCACAACAACCGTGTCGCTGTAGAACTGGCGCGCATTGGTGACGGTCAATCGGATAAGGCCAGTGCTGGGCGCAGCTGCAGCGCCCGTGATCAGCTGCGAGCCCGGAGCCTCGGTATGCGTGAGGTTGGTGATCTCGTTGATGTTGGTCGATAGCTGGTCGCCGCACAGCCACTTGTTGAACGCGAACACGCCGCCCGTGATGCGCGACCGTGTCCGCAGATGGCTCCTGCGCTCGGCCCATTTCTGCGTGTTGAGATCGAATACCCACGACCATGTCGTGGACGACAGCAGGATGAAGGCATGGCCCCGACTGATGTAGCAGGACATCTCCAGCTCGCGCTTCTGACCGGAGCTATTGGCCGGCACCTTCTCGATCAGGCCGTCGAGATCGGGCGGCGAAATCTTCTCAGGCAGATAGCCGTTGAGCCGCACGACCGTGTTGTCGTCGGCCACCCAGCACAGCGTGCGGCTGAAGTTGTCTTCGAAGCCTGCAACACAGTACGGACCCGCCAACCCGCGCGGGATCACCACCGATCGCTGGAACGGAAACGGTGTGGTGCCGGCGTTGGCCCAGACCTCGGTGGTGGACGGCCCAAACAGAAACAGCTGCCCAGCCCATGGCACGCCGCGCAGCAACCCGTCCGGCTTGTTCTCGGCAGTGGCGAATGACAGTCCAGGGATGATGATGGAGTTGTTGTCGGTGGCCCAGACCTT